AGAATGGCCCGTGAAATAAAAGAACTTATCGTCCTCAGTAACTTTGGTTACACCTGAATTCATTCTCCAAGAACTACTACCCAAGAAACCACCATTCCAAGATGCAAAAATCTTATATAAGACTTCATCATCCTCAATCATGGTTATCTTAACCATTATCCATCTTTCGGGTATTGTCATAACACAACCGTACCAACGGTACCATTAGATTTTACAAAAAACAATTTATTGACCAATGACCAGTCTTTTGCAGACATTTTGATCTCGGTGAATTCATTCAAATATTTAACTGCCTCTTCGATTGAAGGAAAAGAAACAGATTTAAGAAAATTCTCATTATATGGTTTTGCAATGAACCGAGTGGCTTTTGATTGCTCTGAAATATTAGGTGTAAAGACATCCCTAATTGTTTTCTTAGCTTTACGCGGTACTGGTACATAAGACTTTTGTTTTACAACTTTGACCTTTACGGGTTTCGGTGGTTTTACCTTCGGTGCAGGTAAAGTATCGAGCAACATAATTGCTTCACAGATTTCCAATACAGGTTTGCCAAGTTTATTGGCAATCGTTGTAATACTAAACTTCTGATCCGCTAGATCACGAACTTGTTTAATGAATGCTTTTTTCATTTAATAATCATCACCATAACATCCATAATCTTCATCGGTACCATAACCGGCAGAGGCCATGGCAGTATCAAAATCGCCATCCATTGAATCATTATAATCATCAATAGAATCCATCATATGCTCTTTAATATTAAGAACATCATTAACGGTGACGCCATAACGAATTGCAATATCGCCAACGTCATCACCGGCACAAAGTGATTCTTCAATATCCAATGCCAATGCAGACATTTTACCCACAATAAACTTCCTTATGTTTAGGTTTACGATTGTATTTTGTTTTAATAGAATGCCGCACACCGGGTTTGATAGGCGTCCGACAGAACGGTTTCGGCACGTGGCCGATCAATGGTTTGGTGTGTGTCTTCATCATGTAATCCATTCTACTCTGGTCCGGTGGAAAGTCAAGCGTGTTGCTTCCACACAACAGTTAGGCGTAGTTGAATTTGGCATTCTTATTTGACGCTTGAAAATCAAAAGCGTATTGGCCAGGTTCTATTTTAGAAACACCAATCCGAGCGTAGCATTGCTCCTGTAATCGGAGAGCAATCAATTTAGCCTTAACATCATTACATGATACAAAAAGAGTACCATTAAAAAAGTCGGCATGATCACCAGATTCAAGAATCGGTGCAATCTTATTTAATACGATTTTTTCGAAACCCATTTCAATATCCACCATTAAAACCACGTTGGGATGCCATTTCATCCATTACAATACAGTATGCGGTATATACATCCGTCCGCAAATTGTTTTTACCAACAGCAACCAATTTATCCATTGCATCCCACATAGAGATATTAGGATCAACATTGAGGTTAACAATAGCAACGTCCAGAATTCTTTTGGCTTCGGTTAGATTCATATTTCCTGTCGGTTTTCGTTCACAACAGAATCAATTCTACTCTGGTCCGAAGAAAAGTCAAGCGTGTTGTATAAAAACAACACTCGTTGTATGGTTACAACAGACTAGACAACCTTGCGTTTTTGTTGCATATTGGTTGGTATGTGTTCGCCTCGTTTAATACTTTTCTCTTTACGGCGAATCCAATCTTTACCTACGGGATTCTTTACATCCATTGTTGCAATACGGCGAATGTGTTTATGCAATTTATCTAATGTACCAGATTCATCACCATCATTAGAATTGTCAACAACGGTAAAATTATCTCTACCAAAATGAGATTGAAACTTACCCATATTGTCTTGCACTTTATGCCATGCATGGTCAACAACATGGGCAGGTACTGATCGTGCTCGTTTTAGATTTCGTTTATGTGCAACGTCTAATGATGTATTGACAAATAACATATGAGTATCATAACCCAATGTTTTTAGATGTTCAGACTTTTTATGTATATCTTCAAAGTCTTTACCCGTACCGTCAATCACCATTCCTAATCGACCATGTTGATATAGATGAGACCTTTTAGCAGTTAAGTCTTTTGCCCTTTTACGAACTTCATCCCTCTTTTCAGTTTCATGTTCAGGCATTTTAGGATCTAACCCATGTTTTTTAATACCCTTTTCAAATAGGTCATCTGAATTGACCATTTTAAATCCTAAGTCACCTCTAACCTTATTGACTACATGGGATTTACCTGATCCAGGACCACCTGCCAAGAAGATTGCCTTTAACTTGGCTGGGTCATGTACGCCTTCTGATAAGAATGATTTAAACGATAACATAAGAGTCCTCGGATGATGGGTTATCTTTTATTTATGAAAAGAGGGTTATCTTTTATTTATGAAATGTTGTGTGAAAACAACACGATTGACACTTGACAGGACCGTGTGTATAATGGTTCTATCGACTGAGAAAACAGAAGGAAATTGTATGCGTAGGTTATCAGATAGTTATGTGTTTGCAACCATTATTGTTGGTTGGATTGCTGTGGTTGCTTTAATTGTCACCGGAAATGCTTAATACTTAATAAATAGGTTAAATATGAAACAGAATACTAAAGCGTTTATTATTGCTGCTAATGAAATCTTTGGTGAGAATGCTGTTCTCACTCGGGATGAGATTCAACGTGTTGTTGATGAAAAGAATGTTCCTTATCCTTTCTGGATTGTTCAACGACAAGAGTATCGTGCTGGTCGTGGGCAATACCGTGTCCCTACTATTTTTGGTGCTATGCATAAAGACAAACCCACATTCAATGCACCTACAGTAGTGTCCGCTCCAGGCAATTTCGTAATGGCACCTGAAATGGTTGCTACCGTTACTGTTCTTAAACAAAAGAAACTACAGGATGATGCTGATACTGCAATCCCTGAGAAATATGAGAACTATGTTCCATTTGGTTTCTTTAAAGACTTGATGCAAATCGTTAAGTCTAAACAATTCTATCCTGTTTTTATTACTGGTCTTTCTGGTAATGGTAAAACAATGATGGTCGAACAAGTTTGTGCCAATCTGCAACGTGAATGTATCCGTGTTAATATCTCGATTGAAACTGATGAATCAGATCTGATTGGTTCTAATACACTTGTTGATGGCAATGTGGTGTATCGTGATGGTCCAGTCATTACTGCAATGAAACGTGGTGCTGTATTACTTATCGATGAAGTAGATCGTGGTTCTGAGAAACTATTGTGTCTGCAAGGTATTCTTGAGGGTAAGTCTTATTTCAATAAGAAGTCTGGCGAATACATTAAACCTGCACCTGGTTTTCAAATCATTGCAACGGCTAACACTAAAGGTCGTGGATCTGAAGAGGGTCGCTTCCTTGCAAAGATTCTAGATGATGCATTCCTTGAGCGTTTCCCGATTACAGTAGAACAAGAATACCCATCTGCATCCGTTGAGACTAAGATTCTTAAACCTCTAATGAATGATGATGAGTTTGCAGAGAATCTTATTAAATGGGCAGATGTTATTCGCAAGACATTTGATGAAGGTGGTGTTGATGAAATCATTTCTACTCGCCGTCTAGTCCATATTGCTCATGCATATGCAATCTTTGGTGATCGTACTAAAGCAATTAAAATGTGTGTGAATCGATTTGATGAAGAGACTAAGAATGCATTTCTTGATCTTTATACTAAAGTCGATGCAAAACCTGTAGAACAACCTACTGTATCAGTAGAAGAGTCGCTTATTGGAAATACTGAAGCAGTAAACGGTCCAACTAATCCTTAAAGGAGAATATTAAATGCGTGTTGAAATTGGTCCATATGTTAACTGGTGGGGTCCCTATCAGATTGCCGATCTTCTTCAAAAGGTTGGCGTATCTGAAGATCGGTGCTTTTCAATCGGTGAATACCTTTCTCATACTAAATTGAATGACCTGTGTGAGTGGATTCATTCAAAGCGTAAGCGTAAAACATCAATTCATATTGATGACTTTGATGTATGGAACTTGAATGATACGCTTGCAATGATTGCATTGCCTATGCTTATTAAGTTAAAAGAATGTAAGCATGGATATGCACTTGTTGATGATGAGGATGTTCCTGAATCGATTCGGTCTACTAATGCACCACCCAAAGAGAATGAATATGATATGGACGCAATGGCAGAATCACGGTGGGAATGGGTTCTGAATCAAATCATTTGGTCTTTTCAACAATTGCATCCAGACAATGATTGGGAAAAACAATACGAGTCTGGTGTGCATGACCTCATTTGGGTACAATCTAAAGATCATCCTGATTGCAAAGAGATGCAACATGGACCAAATGATACGTTTAAGATCGATGAAGAGGGTAAGAAAGCACACCAACAAAAAATTGACAATGGTCTAAGACTTTTCGGTGTCTACTATAACGCCCTTTGGGATTGAATGATGAATGAAGATAATGATGTAGTTGTTGATTTAGCTAAAATACAACCTACGGGTATCAATACTCAAAAATCTTACAAATATGAAACTCCACCAGAACCGAATTGGAAATTCTATTTCGGCGATAGCATCAAAAACAATATTCATTACAATGTATATCTTGAGAATCCACCTAATCGATTCCAACGGTGGCTCTGTTATAAAGCATTTCGATTGACATGGGAACAAATTAAATGAACGAACGACTTAAAGAGTTGGCTAGAGAAGCCGAACTGTTAGTATATAACCCTAACGGCGTTCCAACTAAACTAGAAAAGTTTGCCGAGTTGATTGTGCGAGAATGTGCAGAAGTTGGTAACTCTGGTGACCCTCTGCAAGATGGTGAGATTGCGAGAATGATTAAACAACATTTTGGAATTGAATCGTGAACGAACGAATTAAACAACTTGCCGAACAGGCTGGTGACTATGTTAATGAAGTATATACTCCACCTGTTAGAAGCAAGACTCCTGGCAAGATTTGGGAAGATGGACATGTGGATTGGTATACACAATTTAATGAAAAGTTCGCCGAGTTGATTGTGCGAGAGTGCGCCCGCATTGGTGAATTGAAAGAACAAGGTTATGAAGATTATGATCCTGATCTATCTGTTGGTTGGTATATGAAACAACATTTTGGAGTTGAACAATGAACGAAAAATATATGGACTTACAACAAAAAGTGGTTAATGCAGTATTAGAAATGCAGAAAGGGTCATCACTAAAAGACTTTTTAACAGATAAAGAAATTGAAGAATCGTTATCAATGTTTGCTGATGTGTTAATTTCTTTAGGTATTCAAATCGAAAGTGAAGAATGAACCTAAGAATTATTGAAATGGCCAAACAATGCGGCGATTGGAATGGACAAACGCTGGAAATGAATGATGTTGGAATTGCAAAGTTCGCCGAGTTGATTGTGCGGGAATGTTTGACACAGGCTGACGCTCTCCGTGATTCTCTTGAATCAGAGGGCGAAGATCAACAGTCATTAGGTGCCGCTTGGGTAGGACTGGCAATTGCAAGACATTTTGGAGTTGAATGATGAAAATCAGATATAGCACTAATTGGATGGGCCCAGTCAGTATGAATTGGTATGAACAACGCGGCCTTGTTGAAACTAAAATAATCACACTGGAAGAGGACTCTACTTTTAGTGGACTTAAAGCCGGCGATCAATATGAGTCTGAAGAAATTACCACACATTATAGTTGTGGTAGAATAGATGTGAGAGGAACTGACGATCCACATGGTGATGAAATAGGTGTGCCGCCAATGCAGAGTGATGATTGGGCTAGATTTGGTAATTGGCTTGAAACTTTTGAAACTGATGATGTTTGGACACTAGACCAGTTAGTGTGGACGTATGAAAGAAATAATCCAAAAATTACATGGGACGATTATGAACGAACGAATTAAAGAACTGGCTGAACAGGCTGGATTAAAATATTACAACTGGATCACAAATGAATCCAATATAAACGATGGTGATTTTAAGTATCCAAGATTAGAAGATTATGAAAAGTTCGCTGAGTTGATTGTACAAAAATGTATTAGTCAAATCGCTTTAATTGGCATAAGCAACTTTGAAAACGAAGATATTACGTGGACCGTTGAAACCGCTATAACCAATATTGAAGAACATTTCGGTGTTGAGGAATGAAACCTGACAACGAATATATACTGAACGACGAATTAGAGGTTCAGCGAATGATAGTAAGCAAAATGTCAAAAAGTGACATGAAAACTTGGTTCAAGATGAACGGGTTTAGATTGACATACAAAGATAATTGGCGTACAGTATTGAAGTATGGTTCTGGTTGCTTTATCAGAAATGGTCGATACTATCGCCTTCGCAATAATGGACCCGGTGGTCTTTGGGTTGTTGATGTATCAGAACCAGTTGCTGATTTTGATCGGTGGGCTAATTCAGCAGAGATTAGAGATATTCCTTTAGCAAAGTTTATTTTGGAGTATAACAGGTGAAATCTGAAATGAAAGAGAAATACAACAGATTGTTAATGCCTTTGTTAGGCAAAGAATCATTGATTGAACGATGGTGGGTTTCTAAGAACAAAGCGTTTGATATGAAAACACCACTCGAAATGTTTGCAGAAGATGCAAGTCGAGTGGATCAGTATATTAAAAGTCAGTATAGTGGTAATTATTTTTAACTTTTGGAGAATATTATGGAAACGAAATTAAACGTAAATGATGAATGGGTTGATGGTCTTATGGTTGCTCGCCTTAAGAGTGATTTTGAAACAATCGATATTGATTTTTTTGAAGATGCCGAAGAACTCAAGAAAGCAATTGTTACATTGATGAGTCTTTATATGACATATGATGATTATTTTCAATGGCGCGAAGATGCACAGGTGCCTAATGAATATACTGGTGCATGGGATGTTTATCGTCAAGAACAAATGAATAAAGGTGAATGAAATGCCACTATATCTAGTTGAAACTGTATCTATCTTTCGCCATCGGTATGTCGTAGAGGCAAAAGAAGAAGAACACGCTGCTGATGAAGTCGTATACAATATGGCTGATTCTGACTTCAAAGAGTTTTCACAACATCATGTTGACGAATGTATCACTTCTATTCGTGAAATCAAAGATGAAGATTTTGAACCACTTTTTGATAAAGACAATGATTATCTTAAAGATTGGGATCCACAACTTAAACGTCAGAAATTTATCAATGTAATTGAGTATGACTCGTGAAGTCTAAGAAACTCAGGGAATTGTCTGATTCATTAGATGACAATGATTTCCAAAATCTAGAGTTTCTATTAACTGCTTCCGTTGAGGGTTATAGAGAATGGCAAGCACAGGCCGATGATGATGATTTAGAGTATGCGACAGAACTATTGATCGAATACAATCTGATGATTCAAGAGGCACTATGTGAAGTGCCATTCTTACAAGCAAAAGAAGTGTTAAAATCAATCAAAAAATAAATTGTGCGGTTGCACAATAAAATTATCTAAATACTAGTGTTAACACTAATAGGAGAATTCCATGTACTTGAAAGCCATTGAAAATGTCCATCATGCAAAAACAACTTTTCTTAATTCTTTCGTAAAAGATAAAGATCTCAACAAGTCATTGACAGAACTAGTTGACACAGAAGCACAGTTCGGTAAAGCTTTAGTTAAAGCTACTACTGACATTCAACTTAGTTTAAACGGTATGTTTTATAAACCAGCAACTTGGTTAAAATCATGATTACAAAATTACTAAATCTCTTCCGTCCTTTATCTTACGCAGACTTACTTGAATCGTATATTGCATCAAGATCGCCATCAAACGCTGCAGAAGTTGAAGCGTTGATTCGTAACTTCGACAGAAGGTACTATAAACATTACTGATAAATAGGAGACACCACATCTCTTTTTCTCTGGAAGTTTTATGAATAATGATGAATTATATTTTGAACAAATAAAAATATACGAAGAAATTGCAAGGCGCCGAGTCAAGAAATTCTACCTCTTGACATCGGCGTTTTTTTGTGGTATACTATTAGTAACCTATCTTTTAATGAGGTAAATTATGTCCCTTTTTGTCGAAGTCAATTCAGTCAAACCAAAAAACTGCAAACTAATCATCAATCTTGATTCGGTCATTGAGATTGCACCACTTATGGCTGGTGGTTGTATCGTGTTCTTTTCTGCACAAGAAGCAGGCACCACTCGCACCATTACTGTTTCGGATGACTATTCTGCATTTAAGCAATTCGTCATGCAAACTGTTACTGCTGAAGATATTGCAAAGAAATTCCCTAAAGCAACTAAATCAACAGTTAATATTAAACCACAAAGTGCAGGATCAGTTGGAGTTGAATTCAACGAATAACTTGTTATGAAAAATGACCTGTTGTTTTCAACATTTCAATGGATAAAAAATGATTACAAATCAAATCGTATTAGGTTTGTTATGGAGTTATTTGCTTGGGCTATTAGTGTTGGGTGTGCTATTGTCATGGCTGGAACAGTACCAGACCCTCCACTTATGGTTCTTTATCCCGCTTGGATTACTGGTTGTTCTATCTATGCCTGGTGTGCTTATTCTAGGCGCTCATTTGGCATGCTCACTAACTACATTTTGTTGGTCACCATTGACCTTACTGGACTCATTAGGATGATTCTGTGAATATTTTTTATCTCGATAATGACCCTATTGATTGTGCAAAAATGCATAACAATAAACACACCGTGAAAATGATTCTTGAATATGCACAATTACTATCTACTGCACATCGCACATTAGATGGTGTTGATAATGTTCTTGCTGATCCGTTGCATGAATCAATGATGTATAAAGCAACCCATAAGAATCATCCATCTGCCATTTGGTGCCGCAAATCAAAAGAGAATTACATTTGGTTATGTAATTTACTTGATGCACTATGTGAAGAATATACTTATCGGTATGAGAAAACACATAAAGTGCAACAGTCTGGATTGTTGTATGTTCTAATGAAGAATGTACCCAAGAACATTGGCACAGAGGGTTGGTCTGAGCCAACACCTGCAATGCCAGATGATGTTAAAGTTCCTGGTGACTCTATTGCATCATATCGCAACTATTACAACAAAAACAAAACACACCTTGCTGCATGGAAGCATCGTGAAGAACCTATTTGGTATGGAGCATCATATGCGTAATCGTGAAAAAGTAATGTTCATTCTACAAGAAGAGTGTGCAGAAGTAATTCAGGCTATCTCTAAGATCTATCGATTTGGTCTTGATACAGAATGGGAAGGTGTAACTAATAAACAAGCATTTGTGCGAGAACTTGGTGATGTTCTCGCAGTTATTGAAGTGTTACTAACAGAGACTGATATAAATATTGACAACGAAGATTTAGAGGCTGCATTAGATGCTAAGAAAAAGAAACTTGATATCTATTTGCCTACTGAATAATAATGAGGATTAGAACTATGCCAACTTATGCGTTTTTGAATAGAAAGACAGGTGATGTTGTCGAGAAAGTTATGAGAATATCTGAACTTGATGCTTTTAAACGTGAACATCCACATCTTGAAACATACATTGGCGAAGCAGTTCCATTTGGCGATGGAATGCGTATGTCAAATTCTGTTGCAAAACCCGATTCAACATTTGAAAAATATGTTATCGGGCGCATGAAAGAATCAGTCCCTGGCAATAGCATTGGGTTATCCCATAAAACAAAGATGCCTAGGGAGTGGTAATCCCATAACAACCACTAAGGGAACTAAATGGCTAAGACAGTTAGAAGAAAAACAGCAGCCGCACAGGCTCAATCGCAACATTTTTCCCTAAAACAAGTTCAACCTCTAACAAAGAATCAGACAAAAACATTTGAAGAATATGATAAAGGTAATCATCTAGTTCTTGCAGGATCTGCTGGTACTGGTAAATCATTCCTTGCGTTGTACCTATCTCTTAAAGATGTTCTTGCTGCAGGCTCTTACTACGAACGAATTGTTATCATTCGTTCAGCAGTACCATCAAGAGATTTAGGTTTCGTACCTGGTACGTTAGAAGAGAAAGCAAAGATCTATCAAGAACCATACATGAATATCGTCAACGAGTTGGTTGGTCGTGGCGATGCATGGCACTTTCTTTACAATAAAGAAATTCTAGAATTTCAAACTACATCATTTCTACGCGGATTGACATTTAGAGATTGTATTATTATCTTTGATGAGTTTCAATCTGCAACATTTCATGAAATCGATTCTGTCTTGACAAGAATCGGAGAAAACTGTAGATTCATTCTATGTGGTGATTTCGCACAGAATGATCTAAACAACAAAAAAGAGAGATCTGGCTTCATTGATGCAGTCAGAATCTTAGATAAAATTGAGGATATTTCACACATTCAATTCGGTATTGATGATATTGTCAGATCGGGGTTCGTGCGTAGATATTTAACTGAAAAACAAAACTTAGGAATATAATGTTTACACATTGCCCACCGATGGTGATTGAGAATCTAAACACCGAAACTGTTGATGACAAACGATACTATGTAACACCATCTGGTCAACGATTGCCATCTGTTACTACTGTTCTTGGTGCCATGAAGAAGAAAGAAATCATGGCATGGCGCCGTAGAGTTGGTGAAGCGGAAGCAAATCGAGTTTCTAAACTTGCAACTGGTCGTGGTAATCGAGTACATACACTTGCTGAAAAGTATTTGATGAATGAATCGATTGAATGGAAGAAAGAAATGCCAGATGCGATTGAGATGTTTCAATCGATTGTACCACACTTCGACAAGATCAATAACATCCATTATATGGAACAAGCACTATGGTCTGAAAAGATTGGTCTTGCAGGTCGTGTTGACTTGATTGCAGAGTGGGAAGGTAAACTATCGGTTATCGACTTTAAAACTTCTAAACGTATCAAGACAGAAGATAAGATTCAAGATTACTTTGCACAATGTGTTGCGTATGCAATGATGTATGAAGAACGTGTTGGCGCACCTATCGATCAGATTGTAGTTTTGATGGCAGTCGAGAATGAACAACCACTTATCTTTGTAAAAGAGACAAAAGACTATGTTGATACGTTATATGAACACATTGAATTTTATAAATCAAATAAATATTAAAATAAAATTCTAAAGGATATATAATGGCTTTACCCGCATCAGGTGCTATATCAATGAATGATATTCGTACAGAACTTGGATCATCTGGAACGATTAGTTTAAATGATTCTCCTGTTCGCGCTCTGGCAGGTAAAGGTGGTGCCGGCAGTTCTGTTATATTGCCAACAGATTTTTATGGTAAATCTAATGCACCTGTTCCAGCGCCGGCACCTTCAATTCCAGGTGGTATATCTGCATCTAATGCATCATGGGGTGGTGCTGGATACGGTGGTACTGCAAACTATCGTGGTGGATATAGTGCGTGTTCTTCACACAATGGTAATGGTGGAGGCGGTGGTGCAAGTCCATTAGGCGGTAATGGCGCTGACTGGACTGCATTCGTTAACACAGAAGGCACATTTGGTTCTGGTGGTTCTGGCGGTGGTATTACATCTGCTGGTGTTGCCGGTGTAGGAACACAATCTGGATATTCATCTACTGTAAATGCAACAGGTTATGGTAATGGTGGTGGTAGTGTTGAAACAGACGGAATCAATAACTCTTTGACAAACACAAGGGGTGGTAAGGGAACTGGTGGTCTTGTCAGGATTTCTATTTTACGTGGTGGTTATGCTTTCACTTCAACTGATGTAACAAATTTTAGTGCAACAAGAATTGTATCTGGTAGTAATAACACAGAAATAGAATGGGACAATGCTTCAGGCACTAAAACTAGTGATGCAGTTTATAATGGTGCTTTGGTTGGTTCTTTTACAGTACCAACAGGTGTTACTGCAATCGGTATCCATTTAATTGCAGGAGGTGGCGGTGGTGCCATTGGTCCATGCGTTAACGCTGGCGGAGGCGGAGGCGGTGCTGTATATTATCAAAATTATGCCGTTACGCCTGGTACAACTTATGTAATTAAAGTTGGTGCAGGTGGACAAGGTGGATTACAAAATACAGCTAGATCATCTGCTGGTGGTCCACCATATGGTGTTACCGAAGCACCATGGCGTGGAGGTAAAACTTCATTCTGTAATTCAGGTGGTACTGAAATATTATATGCAACGGGTGGTAATACAAGACCAGATGATTGTGCATCCGTCACTAATGCTGATTCTTCCGCATCAAACACTGCCGATTCGGCAGGAACTAATGCATCTGTGCCAAGTCTTCCTGGAATTTTATGTTCTGTTACACCTAATACTTTTTCAGTTGATGAGGGTTCTAGTGACACGTTCAATGTAACTTCTAACGTCATAAATGGTACTACTTTATATTGGACAATTAATAATGTAACTACAAGTTCGGCAGACTTTACTGCAACGAGTGGTAGTTTTGTTATGTCAAGTGGTTCATCTAGTTTCTCTGTATTTGCGGTTGCTGATTCAACAACAGAGGGGACAGAAACATTTACTGTTAGTGTGAGAACAGGATCAACATCGGGTACTGTAATTGGAACAAGTTCTTCGATTTCTATTAACGATATATCTACTGGTGCAGCACCAACAGTACCGGGTGTGCCAACTATTGGTACTGCAACATCCACTGGTCAAACAACTGCGACTGTTGCATTTACTGCACCTGCATCAAATGGTGGTGCAGCAATTACTGGTTATACTGTTGCTGTGTATAATTATCCATCAGGAACATCAACGGGTATAACTGCGACTGGATCTACTTCACCAATTAGTGTAACTGGATTAACCGCGGGCACATCTTATACGTTTAAAGTAAAAGCAACTAATTCTGTTGGCGATAGTGCATATAGTTCTGCAAGTAATCAAATAACAACAACGGCGGCATCTACAGTTCCTGGCGCGCCAACTATTGGTACTGCAATCGCTACTGGACAAAATAGTGCAACAGTTGCATTTACACCTCCTGCATCAAATGGTGGCGCGGCAATCACATCTTACACAGTAACATCTTCTCCTGGTGGTATTACTGCAACAGGAGCAACTTCACCAATTACTATAACTGGATTGAGTTCAGGTACTGCATATACATTTACAGTATATGCAACCAATTCAGTAGGTAACAGTACACCAAGTTCTGCGAGTAATTCAACTGTAACTTCAACTCCTGCTGTTCCACAGAAGCCAACTGGTGTTAGCGCAACTCCAACAGGAACTACAACGGCAACTGTTTCATTTACTGCACCGAGTAATTCTGGTGGTTCGCCAATCACGCAATATATCGCAACATCTTCTCCTGGTGGTATCACAGGAACATTGAATCAGGCAGGATCTGGTACTATTACTGTATCTGGGTTAACTGCAGCAACATCATATACTTTCACAGTTAAAGCAGTAAACTCTGCTGGGCAAAGTGATCCTAGTGATCCTAGTATTTCAATAACAACAAATTCTATTGCAACAGTTCCTGGTGCACCAACAATCACAGGCGCAGTCGCAACTGGCACAACAACTGCCGACGTTTCATTCTCTGCGCCATCATCTAATGGTGGTTCACCAATTACTTCCTACACTATATTATCCAGTCCTGGTAGTATTACTGCAACATTATCACAAGCTGGTAGTGGTACATTTAATGTTACAGGACTAACATCTGGAACAACATACACGTTTACTATTAAAGCAACAAACGCTGTTGGTGACAGTTCATATAGTTCCGCTAGTTCTTCGATAACTACAACATCATCATCTACGGTTGGATTTATTGGTGGCACCGCACCATATGCATACATAAATTCGACTGGTTCAGATATTCCTTTGGCGAGCACATCTCTCAATTTAACTTTCACCAATCAGGGCGTTGTGACTATACTTGATACTACAGGAGCACCAGGTTTTTTAAGTAATCTGCCGACTCAATGGATCACACCAACGGGTGGAGGTATAGGTGGTAGTTATGATATAAGAATAAGATCTATGACAGGCACATGTACTGGCGGGAATAGATCAAATTACTCAATATTTGGAGTAGGATCAATTAAAACAGATCCAAATTCTTATACAACTCCAACCCCATGGGTTTCATTATCTTCAAGTCAAACTCTGAGTGTTGCTATAGGTAGTTCTCCTGTAACGGGATGTGGTACTGATATCACTTTCGACGTGGAGATAGCGCCTAGTGGTGATCATACTAATTCTGTTAGAGGAACTTTTAATTTATTCATCGGCGGTGGCACCGCATAATCTCTTGACATTCACGCCAAGTTCTGATATACTAAATACTTCTCAATGGTAGTAAACTGATTTTTAGAAAGGTATTTCGGACGGGGAGGGCAGTTCTCCCCCGGGTCCACCAAAAGTATACTAAGGCGATGCATAGCCGTGGTACGTGTTACCTCTGTAAGTGTGGTGTACTTTTGATGGGCCCGAATTAGGTTCGACGGGATAATAAGTATAATTATTGGCTACTCGACATATCAGTCGTTAAAAATAAATAAAGTAAACGCAAATGATAGCGAATACGCATTAGCAGCCTAAACACTGCTTAGGGTTTTTGGTAGTTTATCCTCGTAACAGAATTAAACTACCCCTTCAAAACTCGATAAGGAAACGAATGTTACACAAGACTATCAAAGTCTTGTTAGGAACATTTCTCATCTTTGGTTTAATGAATGCTACAGCAGTAGCAAGTGCGAGAGAAACTTATTCTTTAGTTCCTAACATACAGAAACAGTTAAATTGTCTAACAAACAATATTTTTTACGAAGCAGAATCAGAATCTTTTAAAGGTAAACTGGCAGTTGCACAAGTCACGATGAATAGAGTCCGATCAGGTCTATTCATGAATGATATATGTAAAACTGTATACCAAAAGAGAAAGAAAACTTGTCAATTCTCATGGGTTTGTGATAAGTCTAAACGGCGCATACCGATTGACTCACAAGAATACATAGATTCTAGGGCAGCAGCAGAGAAAGTTCTGTTCGACGGATACCGCTTGACAAAACTCAACGATGCGTTGTATTATCATGCTGTGTACGTTGATCCCCGTTGGAACAAACGCAGAATCATCAGAATTGGTAAACATATATTTTATGAATAGTGGAGGTATATCATGTCTTTTCAAAAAGACAAATATGAAGTTGTACGGAATGCAATTAGTGAAGAACTGATTTCTTTTATTCAGATTTCAGCCGAGATTCTTGAATCGGCATATATGGTAGAGTATAAGAAAGGTCTCAAGAACTTCTTTCCCTTTGGTGATGAACAAGTAAAGAATAGTTTTGCTAACTATTCGCCTAATTACTCTGAGTCTTTGATGGTGTATCTGAAACCATTGATGCAAGAGATTACTGGTAAAGAACTGAATGAGTCATATACTTATGTTCGAACCTATTATAATGGTGCTGTGTTGGAACGACACACGGATCGACCAAGTTGTGAAATCTCTGCAACAATCTGCTTGCAAAAAGATGAAACACCATGGCCAATTTGTTTTGAAAATCTAGATGGTGAAACTGTAGAGATTGAACTTGACGATGGTGATATGATTGTCTATTCTGGCATCATTCTCCCACACTGGCGTAATGCATACGATGGGCAAAAGCATCGCCAAATCTTCACACACTATGTTGATGCAAAAGGCAAATATGGTAAATCACATCGGTATGATGGCCGCAAAGCACTCTCAATAAGGAAATAATAATGCCCACTAAAGAAGAATGTAGAGTGTTCTCTGCAATCATTGAAGGACTAGTCCAGAACAATAAAGATATGACATATATCGATGCAATCGTAGAACATTGCAAAGATACTGGATTTGAAGTTGAAATGGCTGCAACTCTACTGACTGCATCACTCAAAGCAAAGATCACCGAAGAAGCAGAATCACTTAATTTAATTAAAAAGACTAATCGATTACCTATATGAATGTTGAATCCAGTGGATTTGAATGTTATGCACTATTTCATGCATTGAAGTTACACTTTACTTCGAAGTATGATTTTGTAAAATACTCTGGTAAAACAAATGTAACACAAGACTCTTTTATGATTAGAAAGGACAAGTTTACTTTCTATAAGTTATCTCGTAAATACAATAAAGATGATATGTTTGGTTTCTTTGTTTCTAACTTGTTAGAGAAACCAAAACTATGGTCGGGTGATCTTCTATCCGAAGACGCTGAGTCTACTTTTAAGGTATGGCAAAAAACACAACAGTCTCTCTTCTATATCTTCCAACAGGACCTATCCACTCTCATGGAGGATGTAGACTCTCCACAACAGTTGTTAAAAGTGGTTGACGGAGAGTATCCTTTGTTGTATAATAACTATGTGCAGTCGAGAATCAAACTTGAAACGGTGATGATCATGAATCAATTCCTAAACTTCTTTCCTATGTGGACCAAAAGGGTTGATGATGATTTGATCTTTCCAGATTTTATTCAAAAATGCACAAAATATGCACCGTTTTTGAACTATGATGCGACTAAATACAAACACGCACTCAAGTCACAAATGTGTGCAGTAGTTTAATACATCGCAATATATCGTTAATAAGGAATTTAATATGAACTTCGCAAGTCTTAAAAAATCATCTGGTAACTTTGACAAACTTACCAAAGCCATTGAACAACTCAATGCAACACCTGCATCTAAAGATGACAAGTTCTGGAAACCAGAAGTTGACAAAGCAGGTAACGGATACGCAGTTATCCGGTTTCTTCCCGCACCTGAAGTAGATGGAGAAGAAGGTCTTCCATGGGTGAAAGTATTCAATCACGGCTTTCAAGGTCCTGGTGGTTGGTATATTGAGAACTCACTCACTACGCTCAATCAAAAAGATCCAGTCTCTGAGTATAACACTCAACTTTGGAATTCTGGCGTAGAAGCAAATAAAGAGATTGCGCGTAAACAAAAACGTCGCCTTTCGTATATCTCTAACATCTATGTTGTTGAAGATTCTAAGAATCCTCAGAATGAAGGTAAAGTCTTTCTCTTTAAGTTTGGTGCAAAGATCTTTGATAAGATCAATGAAGCAATGAATCCTGCGTTTGAGGATGAGAAAGCAATGAATCCGTTTGACTTCTGGACTGGTGCCAATTTTAAACTCAAGATTCGCAAAGTCGAAGGTTATCAGAATTATGATAAGTCTGAGTTTGCTGCACCTGGTCTTTTGCTTGCTGATGATGACAAACTTGAACAGATTTGGAAATCGGAAAACTCTTTGAAAGAGCATCTCGATCCATCTAACTTTAAGTCGTATGATGAATTGAAAGCTAAACTTAATAAAGTATTAGGTTTAGATGGTGGTGCACCTGTTGCACGAACCACTGTTGAACAGGCAAAGGCAGCACCTAAACGTGTTGAACCAACCGTTGAAGAAGATGATGATGACATGGACTACTTCAGCAAACTCGCTGAAGAAGCATGATTTAATTATTGACTGAATTGAAAGGGAGCTTCGGCTCCCTTTTTTTATAGAAATCCGGCGCGATCTAATGCGTTATAGATATGCACCAATACTGGTGTATTATCTCTTTGTGATGCAGTCGTTGATGCAGCACTCTTTTCATTACCCATGTTGTTAGTTGTATTAGTAACAATAGGACCAGATGATCCACCACCTGATGCTGTTGATTGTTCCATATTTAAATCAATATTTTGATTAGTTGTTTCAGATACACCAGATGATGTTGGCATAGGAGTCATTGGTGGTGTACCAGATGAATCACCAGATGATGATCCCGAAGGTGACATACTAGATCCAGAACCACCAGATGATGATTCAGATCCGACAGGTGATGCGGTTGGACTAGATGCTGCAGCACCACCAACGCCTGCGGCACTTGATGATATCTGTTTGGCAGTTTGACTACCACCTGTTTCCGATTTAGCTGCCTTGACTTGTTCTTCAGTCATACCGGCAATTCTCATTAATTCTTTTTTGCCACCGGCCATCAATATATCTTTTTGAGTACCCGAGACTAATAATTCTTTTGCATATTCTGGTGTAATTTGACCTGCGATTCTTTTAACATATGCTTCGCCGCCTTCATTCTTCAATTCCGCAGGATTGTTTCGTTTTAACATCTCATTAGCTTCATCTTTCTTCAATGAAAATAAACTATTCATCCAAGCTGCGAATTCATTAAGAGCAACAAATCCAAGAATTGCCATACCTACTGGTCCAGTGAAGAATGTCACTAATCGACCAAAGAATGGTATCATTTTCTTTATAGTTGATAACCAAGGAATACCATCTAACATACTCATCAACATATCAAGAAAACTAGATCCACCAGTCTTACCACCAACTGGAGTTGCAGTACCAGATGAAGCAGTAAATGATTTTAATACTTTTAGAAATTGTTGATGTCTTTTCTCATCTTCATTCATTGCCTCTTCTTGAAAGTTCTTTTTAACTTCCATAGTTCTAACATCAATCTCGTGACTCTTTTGTAGAAATGCTAGAATTCTATTCAGAACATCAACAGAACCACCACCAATGTTGCCTGTCTCTTTACCTAATGCGGTAGCAGTACCTTTACCTGCAAAGTAACTAATATCTTCTTTACTGCGACCCATCATTCTACCAAGCAATGCAGGCGCCAATGAACCACCGCCAGTTAGTTTCTTTGCAATGTTCAATGGATCATATCTTTCTTTGACACCCATTGCTTTTGCTTTCATTCTATCTGATAATGCACCTTTAATAGATGATCCAACACCTTGACCGGACATAATTCGTCCAGTAATCAATGATGATAGTTTTTGTCCTCTAATTGAACTTGCTGTTGAATAGTCCATTATTGTCTCTTGTATTGTGGATTATCTGAACCTCTGTCTGAACTTGACGCAACTGTTGTTTCTTTGTTTAAAACATTTGTTGTATTGTTTACTACAACTGGTTGAGCGTTTGAACTTTCATTCAATGACTTTTTCATATCGACGTTATCAACTGATGTTGATGCTAATTTATCACCATCTTTCTTTAGCATTTCTTGCGCTAGAGTTTGTTCTTTGATGAATCTTTCTTGGACACTTTTTCTAACTGATTCGTTGCTTGATCCAAACTTTGTTGCTCTTATTTTATAAACATTTTCTATTATTTTTGATGGATTCGCATTTATTCCTCCAGAATCTTCAATCGCTTTTTTAAATATGCTTACAGCTCCACCAGAACCATGTTGCACAACTGTACTAAAATAAACGTCTTTTATTGCTGATGATTGTTGAAGAACATCATATTTTGTTAATTTAAATAATTTTGCAGCTGATGGTTCATATTGTGATTTTTCAATAAAATCATGTTGTAATTTTTCAAAAGTTGATCCTTTCTCATTAGCTATTTTTTTCCATTCATCAACAAATGGACCTTTATTTGATCCTGTATCAGCTGGTCCTGCAGATTTTAATCTAGAAACTATATCAGTTTCTCCTCTAGCTTCTGCATATTTTAAGAAAGCTGCCATTCCACCAACTTTAGCTGCTATTTGGTATGTTCCATAACTAGTACCACCTGTAGAGTCATACCCAACAATCGCAGCAGCATTTTTTCTTCCTCCGGTTTCAAATTGACTACTTAATTTACCTAATTCTGTTGGCACTTTCTCTACCGTCGGTTTAGACACGGTTGGTGGTTTAACAGGCGCTGCAGTTGGTGGCTTAGTAACAGGTGGTGGTGCGGGTGCAGCAGAAGGAGGCGCAGATTCAGGTTTAGGAACTGGTTTAGCAGTCTCTACTGGTTTAACAGGCGGTTTGACAACTTCTGGTGGAGGTTTAACTACTTCTGGCGCTTTAACTGGTTCTACTGGTTTAGCAGGAGCAGGAGTTGGTTTAACTGGTTCTGGCGCTTTAACTGGTTCTACTGGTTTAGCAGGAGCGGGTGTAGGTTTAGCAGGTTCTACTGGTTTAACTGGTTCTACTGGTTTAGCAGGAGCAGGAGTAGGTTTAGCAGGTTCTGGCGCTTTAACTGGTTCTACTGGTTTAGCAGGAGCAGGAGTTGGTTTAGCAGGTTCTGGTTTCGGTGACACACCAGGTTTAGGAGGTGTTGGCGGTTGCGCTTCTGGTGTTTTCTCTGCCGGTTTTGGTTTTGCAATTACTGCAACTGCTCGTCTATTTCGTTTTGTCGCTTCATTAAAGACATTCATCACTTCATCGTGGCGTCTTTGATTTGCTTGTTGTCTCTCATTCTCAAACTTAATTGAAGAATGATTGTCTTTGATCTGAGACTCACGAGTCTTGACCATAAAAGAATAGATATTCTCTAGTATCTCTGTTGCTTTTCTAGAATCACCAGATCCATGACCTTGATTCATCACATTATCAAATCGGTGAATTCTTTTTCTATTCGCAAAGTAATCAATATCTTCTTTGCTTCGACCAGTCATTCTACCAAGTAATGCAGGACCTATTTTTGATCCACCAGTTAACTTAGATGCAATGTTCAACGGATCGAATTTCTCTTTAAGACCCATCATAGACGCCTGCATCCTATCAGATATGGCACCTTTAATAGAACCACCGGACATTAAATTATTAACAATTAATGCCGATAGTCCTGTCTTTCTTGTTCTTGCCGCCTCGTGATAGTTCATCTAATTCTTCGTTCGTTTAATTTCTGTTTTAGTTTTAGATTTTCCTCTTCAATATACTGAATTAACATACCAACATAAATGTCTCGTTCCCACGGCATCATATTCTCTAGTTCAGTTAGACTATACTTATGATGTTGCATCAAAGAAAAATTAGTTTTATAATAGTTTCTAAGATTCTCATGACCAAATATTATTCGAAAAAACTTTCGAGTCCTTGTACATCAAGTGAGTGTTGAAATCCACATTTCATACATCGCATTTCAATCTTCTTCTCTAATTTAGGGAGATCAGAAAAGAACTCTTCAATCTTTTTGAATTGATTTGTGTTGAGTGATTCGATGAACTCAATCAATTCTTCTCTTGGTGTTTCTCTGGCGTAATACATCTGTTCGCCATCGTAAATGTAATCAACAGAGTCTGCAATCATTTCAAATGCAATATCAGAAATACTTTCGAGATTAGATAATCGAGATACGATTGAGTATTCTGGATACTTTAATTTCATCGACACTTTATCGGTGATCTGAATAACATCATCACCATCTTTGATGTTGGTTACTTTAATGTCTAGAATATTGAATTCAGATTCCATGATGTTGCCACACGGACTCTCTTCAACGACATTATCGCACCGATATTTGTTTTCTACAATCTCACCAACTGATCTGGCTCGAAGATTTAAAAAGTAGAATTCAACATCAATCACGGGTAATCGATCAATGTCAACACCTTTCGTGAGTGTACAGTTGTATATTACTTGTCGAATGTTTCTTTCGATCGACTCTTTGTCATTTGACTCCATTGCCATCAAAAGATTCTTCTGTTCTTTTACTAGAAATGGTCTAAACGTAATCTCTTTTTTACTCAATGGTAATGTAAGATTATATATTGGTGTATCAATTTTCGGTAATGCCACAATTCACTCCTTTATTTTAAAAACCCGCGGCTGTAGCTATAGACGGTACTGAAATTCCTGTTGCACCTTCTGCTGCGCCTCTAATGACAGAATCAAGTGGAGAAATCTGCCCAGTCTCAAGAAATTGCATTGCAAGACCTTGTATAGAATTGTTTTTCCATTTTGTAAATGCAAATGTAATTGTCAACTTATGGTATCCATCAGCAGACCAATCTAGTGACATTTCGTTCATTGCAATCGGAAACGCTTCGATTAAGTCAACAGAGTATGAAACTTTATTGCGAACATCATACTGATTAATCCTGATATTACTTGCGTAACTCTTCTTATATTTAAAGTTATATGTCACAGATGGATTGATATACTCTAACCATGCGTCAAAGAATAACTTCTCTTCCATCTTATCGGTACAGATAAACGTCAGACTGATATCATTAAAAGTAGTCTGATATGGATACTTCTCTTCTGGTCCATAAATCTTTTGTGTGGTTGTCGCAATCGATCTACCAGGCAGATCGGTACTTTCACACCGATAGTTGAGTGCTTTGGATATAGTAATATACGGTGCTAATCCAACTGGAATTGGAATGAATACGTCAAACTTATTAGGTCTGGCTAATTCAGTTCTAAAACTAGCCTTGAATTCTGCAATAGATCCGGCCATTACGTTGTCCTTCTAATTTGATCTCGTGAATCTTTATGTACTCTTGACACAGGTGCTTTCTTGAACTGATGAGTTGGTAGAAATAACGCTGTCTCCCACTCATGAGGTTTCACAGTCATAATTTTAGAAACAATATGTGATGTCAAATATCTTTTAATACAAGGTCTGAATTCTTTATATCGATTCGTTGCATTCAGAATATCATATGTTACTCTGAGTCTCATCGGATCATCATCTTTGTTCATAATTGCAAAATTCATGAGTTTATCCATGAATGTTGCTCTCATTGTGATTGGTAGATAATGAAGATTGAGTCCTAGAAATCCATCTGGATACTTCTGCAATGGAATCACAAGTGGAAATATATCATAGTATGGCAACTCTTCTTTAGTCTTTGGATCATAATAGTAATGATACAGTCCACCCATTAGAAATCTTTTACCCTGGCGATCTCGTTCGACTGCAATCTCTCTTGCAAGTCTAGTTGGATTTTTCATACCTTGAATTTGATCTTTATACCATGCAATCGACTTTCTGGATAGAAATTCTAATTCCATTCCAGTCTTTTGTTGTGCTAATGTTGTTAGGGTAGATGCTTTCATGGATATATTTATGTTGATTATTTAATCCCAAGATCATACTCCGTTAAGACCTTAAATGTCCATCCACGATCTAAGCAGTATTCAGACGCTGCTTTCCACTTTGCTTCATTCGTACCCCATGTGACAACTTCGTTAATGTATTGTTTTGTCACTCTAGACTTCTTGACTGGAGGTTTTGTTTGTCTCTCTGGTTTGACTTCAATCATCATAACTTTAGTCGTACCATCTTTCTGTTTGAATCTGACTATAAAGTCTGGAAAGTATCGATGCATCTTGCCATCGATCGGTGATTTGTATGGTACGAATAGTTCCTCAGATGCCCATTCGATAACACTATCGTTGGTATCAAGCCAATTCATCACTCGACACTCCCACGTTGATCGATAGATAATATTATGTGGATCACCACGATATTTGCTTGGATTTCTAGGAGTAAATTTGCCCTTGTATGACATATAAATATAATATATATCAATCCCTATCTGGAAAAATATGGATCTCACTTTAAAAAGCATTGTTTCTTCTATAACAGGTGGAGTTAGTGGACCATTAAGTTCATTGTATAAAAACAATTATCAGAGGGCGACTTATCAATATCCAAGAAATCTTGGTACAGATTCGACTCGTAGACATTACATAAGCTTTACAATTCTT